AATGTAAAATTGCACCTAAGTAGAAGCTAGATCTTTTAATATTCAACAAACAAAATCCAACAATGAACTTTGAAATCCAAAATGCTCTCGGCGGTAAGGTCATCGCATCCCGTTCCGACTTGACGAGGTTGCGCAACGCTATGACCCTACTCCCCAACGCTAAATTCGAGATTCTACCACCGCCGGCATCTCCTCCCCCTGTCGCCGAAAAGGACGAGGATGATGACGACATTATGCATGACCCCGACATCCAAGAGATGGTCGAAAACGGAGAACACACCTGTCACATGTTTGACGCTCATTGCCAAGCATGTGAAGATGACGAGGAGGACGATGACGAGGACGACATCACCCTCGCGGATCTTAAGGAACAGCTCGAGGATAACATGACCCTCGCAGAGATCCAAAAGGAGCTCGTTAAGGTGGAAGCCGCGAAGAAGAGGCTCGAGACCATCCGTCTCAAAAAAGAAAAAAAAGAAGAGGAAGAGGAAGAGGTTCGAGAGTGGGTTGATGAAGCAACCTTCGCGGCTCGATCCAGAGATAACATGCCTAACTTTTAGAAAATCCACCTAAGTTATTGTAATAAAATACAAGAAGTATCAAAAAAAAGTAAACAGCACGTACAACGTGGTCAATTGGTGTTCAATTTGAACAATGTCGAATCCTCAAATGGATATCAGCCGCAAGATCATGGAAATCCTGGACGACAACGCTCAACAAGTTCCAGAAGGTTTCTATTTGGAGATGTGCAACCAATTAAAAAAGCTACACGTGGCACGACCACCTCGGCGTGCGGACCTTGAAAGGAGGGAATTGGAGGTGAGGAGGGCGAAAGACAGGTTGAACAGACAAGCCGTGGAGTTGAACAGCTTGAAGGAGCAAGTTAACAAATCCGTCCGAGATTACAACAAATATGTGGAGAATTTCAAGGAGAAGAAGAGAAAGTTGGAAGATCGGCTCCAAGTGAGGGATGATCTCTTGAAAGGTCGTGAAAAACTTATGGATGATTTTGAAGATAACATCACCCTCGCTCAGCTCCAGAGGCAGCTCTTAGAGTAGGTAATAATTATATTGTAATACAGTAAATGGCTAACCTCAAACTTCTCCCTAAATCTATCGAGTCTAAAATGAACGCGCGTGACCTTAAGAAATATACCAAACTTCAAAAAGAGTGGAAATCTGTCTTAAAAGTTATGATTAAAGCGGAACAAAAATCGGGTCAGTATTTTCGTAAAACCCGCAAAAATACGACTGATGCACAGATGAAAAAGCAGGCATCCCTCGATAACGCGACTTTAAAAGCTTTCTATTTCGCTGATAAGAAAAACGATGAATGGACTACATTCACGGATCAGATGAGGAAAAAATATAAATAGATAATATATGAGTAATATTGTACCAGTAAAACTTCTACCAGCGGGTGCAAATCGCAACCAGATCATGAAAGTAATTGGTGAAAGGACTACCAAGTTCAGTAGCGATGATTACATAGAGCGCATCGCGGGTCAGAAGGCCGGTGGAGGACCCAGAGAACGAGCCCGAACCCTTCTCGCTATTGAGAACGCTTCTGAAATTGCCAAAACATATCTTCACGCCCCGGGTATGTTTGAGCGGATCATGACAGATACTATTGGAACTCGTGGATACATATCTTACCAAATTAAGGAGACCACTAATAACATCAACATAACGAGAAAAAAGTATCCCAAAGATCACTTCGAAGACTTCATTTTACTTACTCATAAGTTTCAGAATAGGACGGGTCATACCGGTCTCCTTCATGTAGAACATCAAAATGGTAAAGTGACTGTATACGATTCTATGTATGGAGCCGCGTTTGTTGATGGCGAGGGAAGGCGCGTTGGTGGTTCAAAATTTGAAAACGTCGCGAGAAACCAGTTTGTCGCGTCCCAGTGGAGTACGCCTAGGGTACGATCTATTTTTGGATGTAAAGCAAAGGTCCGCAACCGCTCTGACGGGACTACCTCCAAGGTACAAGTACAACCTTCGGGTGGTTTTGTAAACAATAGCTACAGTACATTTGCGAATGACCCGACAAATTTTGGAAGCCTAATTCGCAATAAGTACGGTGAAAAGGTTGCAAAGGGGGCATTCAAACTTTCTCAATACGATGAACTTTCTCAACATCATTTCTGCTACATGGAGGCTCTGTATGCTATGATGTTAGCGACCAACCGGGACTCCAAGCAGGCGTTCGCGAAAAACCCTGGTCCTAATGATCCTCGTAAACGTATCTCTTTCATTAAGAAGTTCATTTGGGGTATAATTCACAAATATACACCAAAAAGTGAACGCAACACTGCCGAGTGGAAGTATTTTTCAAAAACTTTCCCGTACATTATGAGCACCACTTCGAACACTGGAAAGACACTTAGATTGTTTCAGGGAACAATGCAACTTCCCGATAATGACGGATTGTTTGGTATTAGGACGACGGCTATGAGCTGGAAGGGATACGATAAAATTGATGGGTCGTGGTCTATTGAGGACGTACTAAACTGGGTACATACTGGGAGGTCACCAAGAGGTAACCGTAACGCAAACTCTAATTCTAACTCAAACAATAACAATAACAACACACGACCCCGCCGCCCCACTAAAAATAACATGAATTCCAACAACTCAAATTCCAATTCCAATTCCAACAATAACAACAATCGTAAGAGCAACTCCAATAGGCGGTAATTTTCTGTGTTTATAATAAATGGTGCGTTTGTCCGCCAACACAATTCGCCAAAGACGTGCAGCGAGTCCTGAAACTGTACAGCGACGACAAGAAATTAGATCCTTCGCGGCCCGTGTACGTGAAATTGGTCGATCCGAGGGGCGAAGAGCGCAGGAGATCGTCGAACGCCAGAAGAGAGGTTCGGGTGCATCAGCGGTAAAAGTAAAAGAATTGATGAATAATCATATTGCGATACGAAGGAAATATAATAAAGATTTACCTCGCCACAATACGACTAATGTGGCTACGTATTATAACAATAGTTTCAGTAATACCAATGCCACGAATATACCTAAGAACAGGCGCGTGTTCATATCGAAAGATCTTGTCGGTAATAAGGTAAAACAGGTTTATAATCAAGAGGGTATTATTAAGATGCTCATGAGAAGTAAAAATTTAGTGGGTAAAAGTCCCATCACTCGTAGAAATTTCGAACTTAAACACGTTATCCCTTACGAAGAAAAACTGATTCGACCCACACCCCGTTCGCGTCGAAAATAATTAAGTCTCGATAACACTTAAGTCAAAACCCAATAAACAAAAAATCATGTTAAGCGTTCCCGCTTCTACATTTTACTCCGTACTATAAAAACAACCTAAGTCAATCAAGCTTTTGAAATTTTTCAACTGAAAAAATGGAAGATCTCAAAAGCCTCATGACCTGCCTCGACGAAATCTCCAACAAGATCGGAGATGGGATGTACTTGGACATGGCCGACAAACTCAAACGCATCCACGACAAGCTCAATGGCGACAAGCCATTCCACGAAGACCAATTCTACTACAGCGACGATGATTCGGATCTTGGTAGCGATGATGACAGTGACTACGAGTCTCCACGACCCGTGCGCCGTACTCCTCCGTTCGCCCCGAATCTCGATCGAACACGTCTCGCTGAGATTGCGCGTCTCAGAAATCAGCTTCTGGATCATGTGAAGAAGATGCACGAGAAGTACAAGGTTCTCATGAAGTGGGAAAAGGAAGCGAGGCGTACTTGGACTCCCATCAAGCGTATGACTGCGTTTCGAAAGACTCAGGCTATCAAGCTGTGGTGTGAAAATAACGTCAGATGGGCTTCTGGTGGTGAGGCTGGGGAACTCGTTGGTTACCTAAGCACCGCCGCCGTGAATGGACCGACAAGTGGCTGGACCTGGAAAAACCTGATGGAAAACGGTCTTCGAGCAGTCGTGATGGAAATTGGAACCGAGGAGGAGAAGGTCCTAGATTTCGTCTACTATGATGATCTTTCACTCAAAACAATCCAAAAGCTTCCCGCCTTTGAGAAAAAGATTCACGATGACTACAAGGAAGAATGCCAAAGGAAATGGTATGTCGCCCTCCAAAACGCTAAGTTAAAGGTGGTTGAGTTGAAGGCAAAGATGACCGGGTTGGAGATGTTTTGTGTGGACACAGAGGCTGAGTTGAGGCAAATTGATGCTCCTGTCTATCACCGTGATTACTGGGAGTCCGCAGTAAATGAGTTTTGGGTGAGTGAGAGTGGACGAATGGTGGACAACGGGTTTGTGGCGCGGGTCGAACGACGCCGTTAAAGAATAAATAGCACCTAAGTTTGTAAGAATATTTGTAAATTTCATCTAAAAACATGGCTACTCAACAAGACATTTTACACACGATGATGACACAGCTGGACGACGCCTCGGATAAAATCCCTGAAGGCCTCTACCTCCAGTTCTGTGATCATCTCCAAAACCTTCACAATAAGACTGGATCATTTTCTCGTATCGGACGTGGTCGCCACCAAACGCGCGTGGGTACCTTTGAGGAAGCTCCACAGATTCCCCCAAATGAACACGGATACGTGGATGTTCAAGATTACCAAGAAGCGATTGACCGAATGGGTCAAGAACAACGTCCCCGTCGATCTTCGGGTCCGCGTCGCTGTGGTCGCTGCCGCCAGGTGGGTCACGATAAGCGTAACTGTTCCTATGTGGTCAGGGACAACCGTCGCGTGATTTTCGCAGTGTTATAAGTGTTTAGAAAAATAGCCACGTAATATAGTAATGAATGTACTTCAAAATGTAATGCAAATCATAGACAGTATATCTGATAAAATCCCCGAGAACGTTTACATATCCCTCTGCAACGAGTTAAAGAAACTCTACGCTTTCATCCCCGATAAAATTAGACCAGCCTTATCTAGAACAAATAGTGCAACCAGCGTATCATCAGCCTCACCTGCGAATGGGTATTGGTTTCGATAAAGCACCTAAGTTAGAGATTTGAATCGTAATAAAATAAACTGAAATGGAAAGTGTTCAAAAACTTACCCACATCGAACACGTCTTAAAGCGTCCCGACTCATATGTCGGTCCAGTGGACGCTGTTCGGGAACCCTATTGGGTGCTCAGTGGTAAGAAGTTCAAAAAGACCACAACCAAATACAGTCCAGGTTTACTCAAAATCTTTGACGAAGTACTCGTCAACGCCATCGACAGGAACTCCATGTATCCTAAACATGTTACGTCAATCTCTGTCAATGTCGATAAAATTTCTGGTATGATTACTATTGACAATAACGGTCCTCTTGGAGGACTCGTCATACAAAAAAATAAAAAGGAGGATGTTTGGAACCCCGAACTCGTTTTTGGTCACCTACTCACAAGTACCAACTACGATGATACCCAAAAGAGACTTGTGGGGGGACGTAATGGTTATGGTGCTAAGCTAGCAAATATCTACAGTAAGTGGTTTTCAGTCATCATCAAGGATCCAGAAACCAAACAGGAATATCATCAAGAATGGTTCGATAATATGTCGACGTGCTATGTTCCAAAAATAAAAAAATTTAACGGCGCTACTCCATCCGTTTCCGTTTCTTTCAAACCAGATTGGTCTAGGTTTGCGATGAAAGATATGGAGAATGGGATCTATAATATCATGGAAAAGCGTGTTTGGGATGCGAACATATGTACTTCGGCGAACTGCAAAGTAAAGTTTAACGGCGAAGCACTTCCAAAACAAACCTTCGAAGCTTATGCGAAAATGCACGACGGAGTCGACAATGTGTATTCTGTCACGACTGACCGTTGGGCTGTTTGTATCGGACCGTCCGAAGATGGAATGGAACAGGTTTCATTCGTGAATGGGATCTGCACTACCAAGGGTGGTACGCACGTTGATCACGCGGCTTCACTGGTTGCTTCTGGAATTATCGACGAGATGGCAAAAAAGATCAAGCTCAAACCCCAACAAGTAAAGGCTACCTTTCGCATATTCGTTCGGACGACTCTCGAGAATCCAACCTTCTCGAGTCAAGTGAAATCTGAGTGTACACTCAAGGCGGCCGATTTCGGATCAAAGTTCGAGATGCCCAAGACCTTCGTAAAAAATGTTTTGAAGACCGGTATTTCCGACGAACTCATGGCTCTCTCAAAATTTAAGGAAATGAAAGAATTGGCCAAGACGGACGGTGGAGCTCGTAAGAGTAAGATTACTGGCATCCCTAAATTGGATGATGCAAACAAAGCTGGAACAGCGCAATCCAAAAAGTGTACCCTTATTGTCACAGAGGGTGATTCAGCTAAGACACTAGCGGTCGCCGGACTTTCCGTTGTCGGTAGGGATCACTACGGAGTCTTCCCTCTACGCGGAAAATGTAAGAACGTGCGAGATGCATCCGTGGCGCAGCTGAGTTCGAATCAGGAATTCTCAGATCTTAAAAAGATTCTCGGATTGCAACAAGGAAAGGAATACACTGATGTTTCTGAGCTTCGATACGGACGTTTGATGATCATGACTGACGCGGATAATGATGGCTCACATATCAAGGGTTTGATCCTAAATATGATTCATGCATTTTGGCCCAGTCTCCTCAAGTTGGGGTTTGTTGTTTCAATGGTCACACCTATCATTAAAGCCACAAAAGGTTCACAATCCAAATCGTTCTACACAGATTCTGCGTTTCGTGTATGGTATGGGGATGGAAAACCGGGATGGAGAATCAAATACTATAAGGGTTTAGGTACCTCAACTTCTGCAGAGGCGCGCGAGTATTTCAAGATGATTGAGACTCTCACCGTCAGGTTTGACGTAGATATCATGACTGACAATTCAGTGATTCTCGCGTTCGATAAGAAGAAGGCTGATGACCGTAAGACGTGGCTTCTTGAAAGTACTGCGAAAGAGGCGAAAGATCTTGAAGTACCTTATGGAAACGTAAAGCAGTTGGGGATTTCGGACTTTATTCACAAAGACCTCGTAAACTTCTCACTGGCCGATTTGAAGCGTTCGATCGCCCACGTGGCTGATGGTCTCAAACCGTCACAAAGGAAGGTCATGTATTCGTGTTTCCAAAAGAATCTGACCGCCGAGATGAAAGTGGCGCAATTGGCTGCCTTTGTAGCTGAAAAGTCTGCTTATCATCACGGTGAAGTAAGTTTGGCCGACACCATCGTCAAACTAGCCAACGACTACACGGGTTCAAACAATATCAATCTCCTCGAGCCATGTGGTCAGTTTGGAACCCGATTGATGGGCGGCAAAGATGCATCTCAAACGAGATATATCTTTACCAGGCTCTCAAAGGAGACTCGATCTCTCTTTGACCCCAGAGATGATGCAGTACTTACCTATCTTGACGACGACGGGCGCTCGATCGAACCAGAGTTTTATATGCCCGTTTTACCCATGGTACTCGTGAATGGAACTGAAGGAATCGGAACGGGGTTTTCGTGCTACGTACCACCTTTCAACCCAGAGGAAATCAAGCAAAACATTCTCAATTTCACATGTGGAAAAGAGATGACCAGAATGAAACCATGGTTCCGTGGGTTTAAGGGGACAATCTCGGAACAGGACGACGATTCGTGGGTGACTCAAGGTGTTTGGGTTTGTATAGGAAAGACGATCAAAGTCACCGAACTTCCACCGGGTCGATGGACACAAGATTACAAAGAACATCTCGATACCCTGGTTGAAAAGAAAATCATCAGCGGTTTCACGAACAACAGTACAACTGAGAATGTTGACTTTATAATCCAGGATTACAATGGTAAAGACGCTGTGAAGGATCTTAAACTGCAAAAGACTATCAGATGCTCAAATATGCATCTTTTTCATCCGACGAAAGGTATATGTAAATACGACAGCGCAGAGAAGATACTCACTGACTTCATCGGCCTTCGTATGGATTACTATGTGAAGAGAAAGAACAGGCTCATCGAAGTTACGAAAAGAAAGGCTGAACTGTGCGCCAGGCGTGCACGGTTCGTTAAGATGGTGATAGAGGGCGACATAGTGATATTCAAACGTAAGAAGCATGATCTAGAGATTCAACTGTCTACATTGTTTCCTAAGGTTGATGACTCATACGACTACCTCTTACATACGAAGACAGTTGATTATACAGAGGAAAGGGTAAAGGCTCTGTTCGACGAATGGAAAACTCTCAACGAAGAACTTAATTCACTCAAAGCTATTGGATATATTGACATGTGGAAAACTGACCTTAAAAAATTGTGAGCAATAGATAAGTATGGACCTCCAAGGTCCCGATACCGGTTCTGTTTTGGCTCTTAACGCTATAGGTAAACAGGACACGTTCCTATTACACGATAGCCCAACACATTCCTTCTTTAAATATGAACCTACACAACATTCAAACTTTACGAAATATCATAAAAGTATCACCGTCTCTAAACCTTCTAACGCGTCGACCACATGGCCATTCGGCGAATCTGTAAAAGTTACATTAAATCCACAGAACATGGGTGACCTCCTTAGTAATATGTATGTTCATCTCGAATTTCCCAAAGTTGAATCAAACGCCAATATCGCTGACCAGATAGGCCGTCATGTGATAGAAACAGTGACAATGCGCGTGGACGAGTTAGAACTCGAAAAGTATCACGATGACTGGGGTATGATATACGATGAATTATATTTAGATGCATCTGAAAAGAGGACAAAACGATACACTCTCAATCGTAATCAATCAGAAGGTACTTCGTCTGCAAACGATGCTGCTTTATCTAGATACCCGTCGCAGCTGATGATACCTATACCTCTTTTCTTTTCACGTAAGTATGAGGGGGATGAGTACGCTTCTAATTTACCTAACCGACCATATTTTCCTACGTGTGCCATTCATAAACAAAAACTAGAATTTGAAATAAAGTTTAGACCGAGTACGTTCTTCACGAATAATCCAAGTTTCTCACCTCTCACGTTAGATAAGTTCAGTCTGATAACAGAAGAAATTACCGTATCGGCACAAGAAAAGTCATATCTGACCACGAAGCAACAGGTCCTAATTACCGATGTAGTGAATAAACATCCAACATTAGAAACGGAGATAGGTGAAAATAATGTTAAATTACAACTTGTTCCCAGTATACCGGTGAAATCTATGTTTTGGTTTTTACGACGCAAAGATTTCGAGGATGAGAGTGAACACGGTAGTCCTTCGAATCTAGGTACGGGTGATACAGACGTTCTCGAGCGAAAGTTTGAAAATAGATATAACTTCTCAACATCAAATACGTATGGACTTAGTTCGGAGTTTTTTAACCCCGTACAACAGACAGCTAAAATATTTATTAACGGTCAGGATTTACCAAATATAAATAATCCCGACCATGTTTTCTATAAGTACGTCGTACCTTATAATAGTAGATTATCTAAGCCTGATAGAAATATTTACACGTATGCATTCGCGATGAATCCGATTAATGTGGAACCATCGGGAAGCCTGGACTTCAGTAAATTAAATTCAGATCGAACTATTCTTGATATTTCACTCACCCCCAATTTGACAAACGTCTACACTCTCAACATGTATTATGTTGGATATCAGACCTTTCTCTTCGATAGAGGATTCATGTCTGGTGTAGGTATGTCTACAGATAGATACATACCCGAAATGCCCGAATCTCTTATTCCTAGATCTCCTAAAATTCCTCCTGGGTATGGTAGGCCTAAGCCGTCTGGAGTCGAAGGGTATTCCCTTTCATAAATAATGTATCGTGATGATTACGAATGTAATCCACGATATTATTCCTAATACACCATCGGATGAAATTCAGCTGTGCAACGGTCGTATGAATTTCCTCAGATGTATCCGGTAGTTTATAGGTTATCTTCTCCGTTCTACAGAATGGGTCGAATAGTTTTTTTGAATATCCGTCTAGACTCGACTTGTACGCGCAATGAACACTAAAAATTTTTCCGTCGTTCGTTTCATATGATAGGTTATTCTTTTTAGAATAATTAGTAATAAACCATTCCAGGTTTCGTAGAGATATACCTCCACTTTTTGTTAATAGTTCAACGAGCGTAGCTTTATTCTCGGGTTTTGCATAGAATGCGTTAATAGAATTTAGTAGAATATCTGATTTGTTCATTATTAATATAATGGAGGTAAATCTCTAAGCTCGTCTTCGGGTGGGGGGCTAGTCGATATAGGCGTTCCTGGAAATCCCGCACTTCCTGCACCCGTGAGCACGCATGTTCCCATATCACCTATATCAATTCCGGGTGGAACTGTGTCGGTATTAATTGCACCAAAACTAATCACCCTGGCTTCTGGTGGCTTAGACTTGTAACACGTTTTACAATATCCATCTAAACCGGTCATAGACTTGTTTCCACAGGGTCGACCATTCTTTCTCTTTCCGATGCATTTGTCGTCACCAAACACACGTGCAATTATTCTACGAACACGAACATCCTCACGTTGCAGACTTTTGAACTCTACACATAGTTGATTAGAAGCTTCGAGTATATTAGCCCTCATTTGTTCTTTATGCTTTTCTTCTATCTCTTTTACAGCCTTTTCTATATCTTTTAATCCCACCTGCTGAGAATTGATAAACCCGAGAATTACTTCGGTCATACTCTATCATTGACTCTCCTTTTTAAATATATCACTGATCAGGGTAGGTTGCTTCGGATCAGCTTTTTTGCGAGGTTTTTTAGGTGGTTTTGCACGCATTAGTAGTTCTCCGAAAATATCATCCTTGACATTTTCAAACAGGGGGTCGAGTAAATCGCATACAGGGTTTAAAAACTTGTTCAAAAAATAATACGGATAGTCGACCGGGAGCTTGTGGTCTCTGGCGTATAC